AGTCTACCTGGTCCAGCCGAATATGTTGCCATTAATAGAGAGAAAGAAGCAGTTAGTAAACCTACTATTTATACTTATATAGTTGAGAATGTTAAGTTAACCAAACTCAATACTACTCAGGATCAATGGTGGTCTCCTAATGTACATACACAGTCTGGAGATTGTGGGATGATGTTGTATAGATGTTCACCATTAGGTACTCAAATATTGGGTATGCATCAATCCTATGATAGGGAACGCCAGGTTGCTGGCGCTATGGCTATCACTCACGAGTTTATCCAAATGATCAATTGTGATCAGGAGGTGTCAGCAGCGGACCCCCAATGGGGTGAGTCTACTAAGCTGAGTGAAATTAAAGCTAATTCAGTTTTAAGATCGATAGACTCTGGCCAATTAGATGTGTATGGGAATATAGCTTCTAAGACATTGCGGAGAACGAATGTCGAAAAGCATCTGATGTTTGAAGATATTAAGGAGTTGGGTTATGAGCAGCGTTACTTTCCTCCAAATCTGGCAACAGATAAACCATGGAAATTGAATATACACCAATTAATTGTAGCTGATTGTTCAGCATCCTCAATTGATATTGGGACTATTACTGATCAAATGTTGGAAGAATGGTGTAGTTTAACGCCAGATGAGTCTAAGCAAGAGATTGGTATCTTACCACTAGATACTGTTGTTAATGGTGTTCCAGGATTGAGATTTATTGATTCTATCAATAAGAATTCCTCTATGGGTCATCCGTATAATAAGCAAAAGCGTCTTTTTATGGATGAATTACCTCCTGATAAGAAACACCAACATCCAGTCAAATTTTATAAAGAAATTGAAGAGAAGTTTGACACTAGTTGTAATAATGCTGTTAGAGGTTTGAGAAATTACCCCATTTTTCGAGCATCTTTGAAGGATGAAGCCTTACCATTACGGAAGATCAATGCTGGTAAAGTAAGGGTTTTTATGGGGGCTCCAGTTGATTTCACTTTATTGATGCGCTCAGCACTCTTATCATTCATTAGAGTGGCTCAGGTTAATCGATATATATTTGAAGGTGCTCCGGGTATAGAAGCTCAAGGCACAGATTGGGGGGATTTATATGATTATCTTTCCACCTTTGGGACAGAGAAATGTATATTTGGGGACTTCGCTGGATTTGATACGAGTATGAGAGCTGACTTTATGTTAGCTGCTTTTGATTTGATAGCGAGATTCCATAAGCGATGTGGTGCCAGTGAAGAGCATGTGAAAGCTATTTATTCTATTGCTCAAGATGTGACATTTCCAATGGTAGAGTACCATGGTGATCTGGTGCAATTCTATGGGGTTAATCCCAGTGGACAAGCGCTCACTGTTACGTTGAATGGGATTATAAATTGCATGTATATGAGGTACTGTTATCTTAAATTAAATCCGTGTAATGAAGTAAAATCATTTAGGATAAATGTCAAGTTGATGACGTATGGTGATGATAATGGAATGGGTGTTTCTGATCATGTGCCATGGTTTAACCATACTACTGTGATGGAAACTTTGGGTGATATTGGTGTCACGTATACTATGGCAGATAAAGAATCACAATCGCGCCCTTATATATCAATCCATGATGCAGATTTCTTGAAAAGGAAATGGAGATGGGAGCAGGACTTAGCGCGATATGTGGCGCCCCTTGAAGTTAATTCAATTGTAAAGTCCTTGATGGTGGGTGTTAAGAGTAAGCACCTGTCAGAAGAACAATTATCAGCTCAAATTATAGATTCAGCTCTTTCAGAATTTTTCTGGCATGGGCGAGATTTGTTTGATGAGTGGTATACTCATTTGGATCATATAGTGGTTAAATATGATCCTGCGCTATACTTACCCAATAAGTGATTGTTATCGTGGGGTGAGTATGTAAGTCGCTGTACTGGTTCAGAACCGTAACCAATGAATATATGCTTGGGTTATCTGATTACATAC